GTCTTACAAAGGTGGAAAATTAAAAGCTCCAGTTAAAAGTGGTGACAATCCTAGAAGGGCATCTTTCTTAGCACGTATGGGTGGTATGCGTGGACCAGAGCGTAAGAATGGAAAACCAACTAGACTTTTATTATCTTTAAGAGCATGGGGTGCAAGTAGTAAAGCCGATGCTAAAAGAAAAGCAGCAGCTATTTCTAAACGCAACGCAGCTAAAAAGAAAAAGAAGAAGAAGAAATGATAGATTCAACTAAAGTCATACTTAACGGATCGTTAGGTGTAGGAGTATGGTGGGTAAATCTACCAATGGTATTGCAAATGGCAGTATCAATTGCAACGTTAATATATTTAATAATTAAAATAAAAAAGGAATTAAAATGATACAAGAAATGATTATGAAATATTTATTCAATGATGAAAATAAAGATAAAATCATTGATGAATTAAATAAGAATGTAAACATTCCTATTATAAACGAAGATACAGAAGAAAAGATTATTGCTGCTATTTATGATGTATTTGAAGATGTAATGGGAAAAGTATTAAAGAAGTAATGCGAACTACTTTTGGAGAAATCATACAAGAAGTTTTACGTCACGAAGGTGGTTACGTAAATGACGCTTTAGATAAAGGCGGTGAAACAAAGTATGGTATATCAAAAAGAGCGCACAGCGATGTAGATATAAAAAATCTTACAGTTGAAGAAGCATGTGCTATTTACAGAGAAGATTACTGGAAACCTTGCAAAGCAGAAAAATTACCAGAAGAATTAAGGGAACCTTATTTTTTATTTGTAGTTAATGCTGGGCAAGGTAATGGTGTTAAGGTTTTACAAAGAGCTTGTAATGGTAAAAATAGCAAAGACGAGCAAATTAAAGTAGATGGTCGTATAGGTAGAATGACTATTGCAGCTTCACAAAAACTAGAAAGAAATAGACTTATATCTTACGTTGTATTGCATTACGCTAAAATAGTATACGGAAACTCTTCGCAAGAACGTTTTTGGTATGGTTGGTATAGAAGAGCTTTAGGGCTATAGTTTGACTGTAAAAGATACTGTAGTCATATTTCCTGACATACACTTTCCTCATCACGATGAGAAAGCTTTTAGTTGTGCTTTAAAAGTTTTAGAGTATGTTAAACCATCAGCATTTCTTTGCATTGGAGATTTTGCAGAAGGAGAAAGCGTATCACACTGGCAATGGTCTAAAAAGAAAAGACCGCCATTGGAATACCAACTACCTGCAATTAAGATGGAGATAATGGCAGTTAATGAAGGATTAGATAGAATAGATGCTTCGTGCAAAAAAGCCAAAGTAAAAAAGAAGATTATGACTATGGGTAATCATGAGCTTTGGTTTGACAATTTTGTAGAAGAAAATCCTTATCTTAAGCAGTATGCTTCCATGAAAGCATTTAAGATGAAGGAAAGGGGATATGATGCATACCCTTATGGTAAGTATGTAAAGATACTAGGATCTAAGTTGTATGCATATCATGGTGGTCATTACAGTGGTGTTAATCATACAAGAAGCCACGTAATGAACTTGGGTGTAAACATTATCTACGGACACACACATGATAGTATGAAGTCTGTAGTAACACATTTGAATGGAGCTAAGATGGCTTATTCAATGGGATGTTTATGTAAAATGGAAAAAGAATTTTTAAAAAACAGGCAGACTAACTGGACACACAATGTTGGTATCCTGGATATATTTAACGATGGAAACTTTAATTTAAATGTGTTAACCATTGTAAATGGTAAAACAACAATAAATGGTAAAGTAATAGGATGAAAAGATTAAGTGACGTTTTATCAGATCGTAGAAAAGTTTACGGAACTAAAAAACGTAAAAAGAAAAAGAAAAGAAAAAGGAAAGTAAAGAAACGTGCCTAAACAAACGTTTACATTAAATGATTTTTCTGGTGGATTGGTTGATGCTAATAACGCAAGGGATATACCTATTAATGCGTTGTCTGAAGCCGATAACGTATCCCTAACGCTTAGAAATTCAATAAATACACTTGGAGGTGGGGTAGCACACAATCTCTTAACTCCAGCTAAATTTAGTACGTTAGCAGCAGGTGATGGTAATCAATCTGACACTAGTATTATAGGACATCTTGCAGCTGGATATGGTGTATTTCCTTTTGAATCTGATTTTGATTTAGGTTCTGCACCTAGCAGTACATCTGCATCTGGAGTACTTGATCAAGGCTCTAAGTATATTATGTACATAGATTGTTTAAATGGACAAATGCATATATACGACCATAATACTCGCACTTTAAATTTAAACTCTTCATTTCCACAAAATTTAAATCAAGGTATTAATACTGATATAGAAAATTTTGATTTTGGTGGTGGTACTTTAACATACGCACAAGCAGGTACTGGTGTTGGTGATACTATAACAGACCAAAATAATACATTTTTAGGAGATGGTACAGGTGGTTCTGTTGTTGGTCAAATGAATGCTGGTGATTATATACGAATAGAAAACGATACAAATAATAGTAATGCTAATAATTTTCAATGCTTACGTATACGTGATGTAAATAGAAGTAGAATTACATTAGATCATAAAAATATTGTTACTGTATCAGGAAGCACTGTTAATGCTGGTGCTACTAATATGATGGTTATGATTAAGCCAGTATTTACATATGCTGATAATGCAGTTAGGATATCCGATGCTTCATTTTTTCAAACAAAAAAAGAAAATAATGATAATGAAGATTTTCAAACAACATGGTATGGATATATAGATAACGTTCATTTTGGTAATGGTGCTGGTAGCACAATACTTACAACTGCAACGAATGGCACATTTGATGGTTGGGATTTAAAAACAAACGAACTAAAAGCACCAACAGCAGCAGCAATTGTAACATCTGAAAGTTATCCAAGTGGAGCAGGGGAAGGATTTAATTTAGAATTACAAGGTACATCTGCTTTAACTACATCGGATTGGGCTAATGCAGATTACCAAATAGCAATGTCTTATGTGTATGAAAATGAACAAGAATCATTGCTATATGTTCCTACGAGTAATAATACATTTAATCCTGGAGCTACAGGTAAAAAATTAGAATTTATAGTTTATGCTAACGGTGCTTATGATTCACGAATACGTGGATTTAGATTTTATGCACGACTTAACAATACTAACGATCCGTGGTTTTTGTTAATTGATGGAAATATGGAAAAAGGTATTAGAACTAAATTATCAGATAGTGAGTTTGTAGAATATAATACACCCAGTGCAGGTGGACACGCTACAAGAGCTAGAAGTGATTCTGCATTTTCTACTGGAATAAATTTAGAAACGTATGAAATAATTAATGGGTTTAGTCCAGATGAAGATTCTATTAGTATATCTGGATATAAAGAAGGATACAAAACAGCAGTTATTACAAACAGAAGAAGTTTTATTGCTAACGTAAGAACAAGATTTAATAAAGATGCAAATTCTGATGTTAAAGAACATCATGGTGATAGGATAATGTACACACCAGCAAATAAGTTTGATACCTATCCGCGTAGTTATTTTATAGATGTAGTTAAGGGCGATAGCGGTTCTTATGTAAAATTAGAGTCATTTGCAGATAGATTGTTAGCATACAAACAAGACAAACTGTTTATGATTAATATTGCTTCACCACAACCTGCTGGTTGGTTTTTAGAACAAGCAAAAGATTTTGCTGGGTGCGAACATCCTGCTGCTGTACAAAAAGCAGAGTTTGGTGTTATGTGGGCAAACAAATATGGATTTTGGTTGTATGATGGTAGGCAGTTTATAAATCTTATTACTAATAAAATACATGAAGATACTTGGGAAAGTTTTTTTACAGCTGGAACTATTGTTGGATTTAACCCTAAAAAGAATTATGCAGTTATAGTATCTGATAGTATTAATACAGCAAACACAGATGTATTTGTTTACGACTTTAGAACTGCAAGCTGGACTAAAGGAACTAATTCTATATTTCAAGGAACAGCAACATATGGCAATGGCGTTGTGATGAGTAATTTTTTTGTAGATCATGACAAAAATTTAAGTTATGGAATACAAAGATTAAAGATTGGTAGCGATGTAAATAATACTAGCAGCATAGATGAAACATTTGAATTTACAGAGTGGTCAGAAACAGCTAAAGGTGGATTAAATGCATCTGGTCCAGACAGTATACTTATAACTAAAGATTTAGATTTTGGTGATCCAGGTAGAGTAAAAAGATTTTATGATATTATTATTACGTACAAGTGCAATCAAACTGTTGATAATCCTGTAGAATATGCAGTAGATAACAAGACTAGTTTTACAGCTATATCTGGTACAAATTTTATAAATACATCTGGTAGCTATGACGTGCAAACATTTTCACCAACTGTACCATTTGAAGGGCAAAGTGTTCGTATAAAAATAAAAGGTTTTACTGGAGCAGATTTAGAAATTAATGACATAACTATACAGTATAGGTCACTATTAAAGAGTGCAAGTTAATGGATAGTATAGAAAGAAAATTTAGAAACGTATCGCAGAATAAACTTGCGATTACAAATAAACCACCAAGCATATTTCAAATGAATGATGGTGAACAAGTTATAGCAAAGGAAGTTGGAAAGAATCCTAAGTTATACATAAAGTTAAATAACACTTTATATTTTAATGAGTTTATAGAAGTGTCGAAAGGAAGTTAAGATGGCTAGTGCAGCTGATGTTGTGTTTGCTCAATTGCAACAAGATGAAGCAAACAGACTAAATGAACAAATAAGAAAGCAGCAACAAAGTCTACAAAGACGTAGAGGTAAGATGGGTATTGGTAGAATGTTAGGAGGTGTTGCTGGAGGGTTGCTAGGTTTAGCATTAGCACCTGTAACTGGAGGAGCTTCTTTAGCAGCTGCCATCGGTGCAGGCATTGGTTCTAGAGTTGGATCTGAGGCAGGTACTAGAGGTGCTTTTGGTAATGCAAGCATTAGTCAAGTTGAAGTTGGAAAACTAAATCAAGAACAAGCACGTCAAGCTAGATCAGCAGGTGTACAAGCTGAAAGAGATTTAAATAGAAGTGCAAATGTAAATATGCTATCTGACGCATTTAGTGCATATACATTAGCAGGAACAAGGTTTGGTCAAGGTGCACAACGCTTTGCTAAGAACCCTGTACAGTTTACACAAAATATGTTTGGACAAGCACAAGCTCCAGCAGGAGTTATACCTAATACTATGGCTATGCCTAATATTAATTTAAACAATAATCAAAGATTAGATTTTTTAAATACAGCAGCAAGAAATAATGCTTATTTATCACCTACAAATATTGCTCAAGCAAGAGGTATGACTGGTCCAAGTAATTTTGTTCAACAAGTAGGAGGCAATATAAATACACTGTCTACACCTATCAATTCTACAGTTGCGTCTACTACCAATGCTTATCAACGTTATTTAGATAATCCAATAATACAGCAAACTGGTATAGAATTTAACCCAAATCAACCTATGCAACTTGAAGATTTATTCGCTCAGAATAGTCCTTTATATGGAGGAAATAACTAATGCCTAATCATTATTACGGATTTAGTCCACAAGAAGAAGAAGCAGATATAAGTTTTGGTTCTGTTCCAGAAATTAGAGATACTGTATATAGAAAACCTTTAGAGGATATGCCTACTAATCCTAACAATCCTTTATATCAAGCTATGGACAATCAACGTGGTCCAACGTATCAACAAGAACAACAACAGCAAGAGGAAAGAGAACCTGATATATCTTTTGCAAATGAAATAGAACAAAGAAATCCAGACATAGGAACGCAAGGAACAATGTCTAGTTTTGATTCTGTACCATTAGCAGCAGCAATGAATAATCAAAGTCCCCCTGCAGTAAATCAAGATACTATGGAGCCTTTAACAGGTACGGTTGATGAAGCTAGTCCTGGAGGAAGACCTATGCCTGGAGCAGAAAGATCTGCTTTTGACATGAGCAGCGGTACTATAATAAATCCTGTAGAAGATGATTTAGGTGGTAGTAGCACAGATGATAATCCTGATAAAGATGGCAGTACAGGTAGTGGTAATACTACTGGTAATACTACTGGTAATACTACTGGTAATACTACTGGTGATACACCAGTTAATCCTGTTTATGGTGATAGTTTATTAGAACAAGCTTTGAGCGATTACGATGTTAGTAGATTACAAGAAGCTTATGGTAATGTTTTTGATGAATATAGTCAAACTAGAGAAAGTTTTTTAGAGCAAAGAGCGCAAATTGATAGAGCAAGATTAGGATTGCAAAGAGATGATGCTGGTATAGGTTTAGAAAGACAACAAGGTCAATTAGGTAGACAGGAAGATACATTACAAGACCAGCTAGGTTTAAATGTAAATTTAAATAGAATAAGACAAGAACAAACGCAATTACAAAGAGAAGCTTTAGAAGGTAGAGAAGAAGATGTAGATGTAGATTTTGCTATGAGACAAAGAATGTTAGGTCTCCAGGAAGAACAACAAGCACAAGCTTTAGATGCTACACGTTCTGGTGCTAGGGCAAGTTTAATGGGATTATATGACCAAGGTCAAGTGACTGGTGGTTTTTCTGGTAGCGGTGCTAGAGATATGGTTAGACAAAGGGCTATACAAGGATTGACTGATAATGCACAAAGTAGAATATCATCATTAGCAGATACAAGACGTATAGGGTTAGCTAGGCAACGGGCTATCCAACAACGTGAAAGACAAAGAAGGTCATTAGGTTCACAATTACAAGGACTTGACTTAGCTGATGATTCAAGGCAATTTCAATTTGATAGTCAGCAAGGCAGAGTAAGTAGTGCATTAGAAGGTATACAATCTGAACTTGGTGATGAAGGATTTTTGCAAAGAGCATTTGATAATAGAATGTCAGGTTTTGATTTAACAGCAAGACAGCAAAGACAGTCTCAAGATGAAAGTATATTTAATTTAAGAGATGATTATGAAAAAGATGTTAGAGCTAGATTAATAGATATTATTAGAGGTGGTGGCGATCTTAATCCTTTTAAATTAACAGATGAAGAAAAAGACGAAAGAGAAAGAAATAGAAATGCAGGTTCTCCTGATTCTAGCGATAGCATGGGATTTTATAATTAAGGATAAATTATGTCAATACAAATAACGAACGATCCAATAAATCAATTTTTAGATAACTTACCTAGGTATGCTTTAGAATTGCGTAGGCAAGATAAGCAACGTAATCAGTTTGATAGACAAATGGCTTTAAGAGAAAAAGCTGCTAAAAATCAACAAACATTATTTGACCTAACTAGAAATAGGCAAAAGTTTGAAAGTGATTTATTTAAAAATCAATATGAGTTTCAAAAAGAATACAGAGACAAAAGAAAACAATGGGATGATTATAGAAAAAAATATTCTAGATCATATGAATCTTATCAACGTGCAGCTGAAGGATCTGATGCTTTTTTTGGTTTAGGTAGTTTAATAGCTCCTAAAAATTATGAACAACACATAGAACGTATGGCAAAGGTTACCAGAGGAGCAGATAAAATAAGAGCGCAGCAAGCTTTAAAAGAATATCGTGAATTACCTGCTCTTGATAAAATTAGACCTAAAGAATTACCTATTCCAGAAAATATAGAATTTAATAAAACGTTATTTGGTTTAGCTTCAGCAAATCTACAACCAACAATAGATAGTGATATTAATAGACTGTTTCAAACATTTGGAGGTTCTCAAATGGGTAGACCAGTTGATACATTTTTATCTTATCAAAATATAGAATCTAGGAGTGCAAGATGAATCCAGTTGAACAAGCAAAAAGATTAGTATTTGGTTACAACGAAAATCCAAAAGATTTTACAGATGACCAAGCAGAGCAAATAGCATTTATAGCTGCACAACTAGGTTTACCATTTAGACCTGAAAGTAAAGCATTACAAAAATTCTTTTTTGATGTAGTTGATAATATTTCATTTGGTTTATTACCAGAAGACCAAAGACCTACCTCAAGAGGTGAGTCTGTATTTGGTGAAACTAAAGGTGAAAAATTAGCAAGTAATTTAGCATTAATTGGGTTAGCAGTTCCTGGTGTAGCTGGTGCAAGATTAGCAACCAGGGGAGCTAGGGCACTAAAGCCAAGATTACCTCAAGCTACTCAAAATAGAATATCTAGAATGAATACAAATAATTTATTAAATTACGCAACTAGTGCAGGTGGTGGTTTAGCAGCTATGAATATATTAGAAGATCCATACGGTGTTCCTGAAAGAGCATTGACAGGAGCATTGCTTGGTGGTGGTTTTGGAGTAGCAAGAAATTTTCTTGGTATGACAGGAGCATCAGGAGCAATACCTATGCCTGGTAATACAGTCGGTGCAAGATTGTCTGGATTTACAGGTTTGCTAAGAAGTCAAAATCCTATAAGATTATAAATACATGGCATTTAGAAACGAAGCTTATGAGGTACAAAACCTTATAAACATATATCGTGCTAATCCTAATATGTTTGACAGTGATCAGTTAGACGTATTGCAAGGTAAAGCAAATCAGTACGGTATAAATTTTAAACCATTAAAAGACACTACATCATTATCTTCTCTAGCAAAAAACTTTGCTGGTGGTTTTGTGCGTGGTATGGTGCCTTTTGTCCCACCTGACGAACAACCCAGAACTACATACGATGCAATAGCACAAAGCTTAGGACACCTTGCAGGTTTTGCACCTAGTATTCTTGCAGTTCCTTTAGGTGGATTAACCAAAGGTTTAAAAGCAATAGGTGCTTTAGACAAAAAGAAATACGTAAAAACTATTGGTGGAAAAAAAGTTGAAACATTTATAGGTCAACAAGGTGTAGCGTTTTTAGATAAATGGTCTATACCTATGATGGGTTCTAGAACTGCAAAAAGAGCCTTTGGCAGAGGGATCTCTAAGTTAGAGTTAGATACCCTTGACTACATGAAAGCTGGTGGTGTAGGAAGGGCAATAGGAGAAGAAGCTATTGGTCTTGGTACTGCTAGTGCAATATCTAATATATGGGCTGGACCAGACGAATATATGAATACATTTGTAGGTGGTGCATTAGCAGGTGGTGTATTTGGTGGTATAGGTAACTGGAGAGCAATAGGTAATAGACTGGGAGTTGCTAAAACAGAAGGTCAAAGAACTAGAGCAGAAGATGCACTTAAGACTGCTGTAGGTTCTGCCTTTCAAGGATTACCTGCTACACTTAGACAAGAACCAGTAGAAATGCAGTTATATGAATATTTATTAGGTGGATTTTTTGGTTATAAATCTAGACCAGCGCAAGAAGCAGCAGGTGGAAAATTTTTAACAGAGATAGAAACAATATCTCCTGACTTAATATACAAACCAGAATCTACACCAGGGTTTTCTGGTTTAAGTAAAAAAGCACAAGAGTATGCTATCAAGCAAAGTACAAAGCAAGCTGAGAAAGCTTTAAATGATTACTCTAGACAAAATGGGTTAGATTTAAATTTAGAAATAAATAGAAGATTGCAGTATGAACCAGATGCAAATAATCCAGAAGTAAGAAACAGAGAGTTAAGAAAGTTTGCACATGAAGTGGACATTAGACGTAGGCAAGATAATGTTATTGAAGTAGAAAACGAACAACCTGTAAATAACAATACTATGGATTACATGGATAGTATTGAGTCACGTACAGGTAGCGTTGCAAACCTTGGCAGGTTAATACATCAAGAAATAGGATCTACCTCTAAGTTTACTAGACCTGGACAGATTATAAACTATCTACAAAATACAATGGATAAATATGTATTAGATAGTAATGGAGTTGTTAGAAAAAGTATTGATGCAGATTCT